CCGTTCGAGCTTGGCGTCGTCGTCAAGCGTCTGCTCGCCGAAGACGGCGTGAAGAAGTCGGACATCGCGGCGCGTCTCGGTGTCACCGCACGCTACCTGGACGACGTGCTTCTGCTCGCCAATGCCGACAAGGCCGTCAAGCAGCATGTCGCCAGCGGCGCGGTGTCGTCCACGATGGCGATCCAGATGCTGCGCGCCGACCCGGAAACGGCGGCCGACAAGATCGAGAAGGCGGTGAAGACCGCGGGCGCGACCGGCAAGAAGGCGACCAAGAAGCACGCCGGTCCCGCGATGAAGAAGATCAAGGTCTCGGTCGCGGTCGAAGAAGGGGCCGACATGAAGGAGATCGTCAAGGCGGCCGCCGCGGCGATCCGCGAAGCGATCCCGGCCGAAGAAGGCGAGGACGATGTGAAGCTCTCGACCATCGACGGCACGATCAATCTGGTGATCGAAGTCCCGGCGCCGGTCAAGCCCGCGAAGAAGGCCAAGGCCAAGAGCGCCAAGACTCCGGCGATCAAGAAGGCTGCGAAGGAAGCGGCCGAAGAAGGCACCGCTGAAGCAAAGGCCAAGGCGAAGCCCGCGAAGAAGGGCAAGGCGAAAGCCAAGCCCGCCGAAGACGATATCGGCATCGAAGGTGCCGAGCCGGTGTCCTCGGAAGGCGAAGACGACGAAATGGCGCTGACCCCGCCGAAGATCGCGTCGGACCCGGATGTCCCTGACGATGAGGAAGTGGATATCTGATCCGACCGGGAGCCGAGAACGTCCACTCTCGGCTCCCACCTTCCTTGCGACTCCTCTGCGCCGATCTCATCCCCGGCGTAGAGGGGTCACACGGACGGTGGTAACTGGCTGCAAGATCATAAGCATTGATCGACCTACGGGACGCTAAATGTTTGGGATTGCCCCCCGCATCGGTTGACCCACGAAAACCGACTATGGCCCTGGAGCCGTGGCAGACAGATTGCACCGTCCGAACTAACTTCCGAAGGGAGATCGACATGGAAGACGAGACGCGCGCTGAAGAGATCGAGAACCAGAAGCGGCGTAATGCCGAACGGCTCAACGGTCCTGAAGCCATCCCCATTTTCAGCGGCTTCATGATGGCCGGGATCGCCGCGGGACATTCGACCAAAGTGGCCACGCAGCGCGCCGAAGAGTGCATGGCCGAACTGCGGAAGCGGTACACATGATTCACCGCGCTTACCGGCAAGGCGACGAACTGTTCTGCCCTGCTTGCGAGAAGCGCTGGCCCGTGTTAGAAGAGCCGCCCGAATGCGTAGGAGTATCTGACGATGGATCACATCCCGACACCGAAGATCGACCGCAACAGCGCCGTGGAAGCGGCCGCAAGAATGAAGGACGTTACGGAGCGCGCCAAGGCCGTCCATCCGGTCGCTCAAGGCGGTGACATCCTCCGCCATCCCTTCGATGTCCACGCCATCGACTGTAGCACACCGATGAACGCCCTCCGCGACATCCTCTGAATCGAAGAAGCCGCCGATCCGTTGCGAGGGGATCGGCGGCTTCCGTTTTTCCCCGGAGGACCAATTCCAGGGCGACACCTACCAGGAGGCGAGTCGACTCTACTCGATAGGACTCGAGTCGGCAAGCCCTTCCGTCGAAGAACTCGACGCCACCTGGCACCTGGCCAGGATCGACAGCACCTTGTCAGCCCACCCACCGGCCGCCTCGAACAGCCCAAGCTGCGCCGACGCACGGGCGTTGCGCTCGACCGGCGTGCTCGGCCGAGCCTGGTTGCGAAGCGGCGTCGGCCGCGCAGCCACGATCCCGGCGTAAGTCGCCTCATCGGGGCAAGGGCCGCGGACGGTCGTGGTGATCGTCTTGTAGCGGGTCTCGACCGCCACGCCGCCCCCGCAACCGGCCAGCGTGATCGCCGCGAGCGCGGCCAGCGTCATCGTCTTCAACATCACTTCCTCCATCCGTCCCAAGCGGCGTTGCTATCGGCCGCCATCACTTCACAATCCTTGTCCTTGTCGCCGGTCGTCCCGCGCTTCAGGAGATCGGCGATCCGCGCCTTGGCACCGGCCGACTCTTCGCTCTGGCTGGCGAGGATCGTGGCAAGCTGCTCGTCGAGCTTCCGCTGGATGGCCTTGTCTTTCAGCGCGGCCGCGTCGATCCCGGCGAGCGCCGCGTTGGCGTTGTCGGCCGTCGCCTTCAGGGCAGCGATGGCGGCTGGCACGCTGTCAGGGGTGAGCAGCAAACGCTTCCCGTTCTTGTCGGGTGCGACGGTCGCCAGCGTGGCCGACTGGACGATGGTGTCCTGCAACTCTTCGAGCCGTTCGATCTTGGCACCGCGGGCCAGGAAGGCCGCGACGAAGGCGCCGACCAGGAGCGCGAGAACCGCACCGCCGATCAGCTTCAGGTACAATGCGTTTATGTTCATGGTGGACTCCATATGATTGAGGCAAGCCCCGCTACGAGAGCGATCACCAGGTAGAGGACAAGTACAACAGCGATGTTGCCCGCCCTCTCCCGGTTCTCGCGCTTACGCAGCCAGCTTGATACCTTTGTCCAGCTTCTGCCGCACATGGCCCGCTGCCTCCTGCTTCGTGATGGTGCCGTCCTTGTTGGAATCGAGTCCGGCGTTCTGGCGATAGGTTGTCGGCATCTTGCCCTTGGACCACAGCGGCGCCGAGACCGGAGAGCCGACAGCCCCCGGCCACAGGATCGCCATGTAGCAATCCTCCAGGTTCGTGATCGGGCCATGCCGGTCGATCTGCATCCGGAAGTACCAATAGACCCACGTCAATTGATCTTCCGCCGACATCTGCGCGAGCATGGCCGTGGACAGAGATGTCTTGCGGTAGGCGCCGAGTTCCTTTGCCGTTGTCGGCATGAACTGGATCAGTCCCGTCGCTCCGCTGCCCGCCATGTTCTTCTTGTCGGGTGCGAAGCTCTCGCCGCTCTCCCACGCCATGCAAGCCATCAGCCAGTTGGGATCGAAGAAGGCGCCCTGCTTCTTGGTGATCTCGTCGCTGATCCACCACACGCGGTCGATGAAGGTGCGCGAGACCTTCTTGCCCCATGCGATAGGCGGCCGTGCATTGACGACACTGGCGGGCGGCTTCGGTGCGGTCACAACGATGTCATCGGAAGCAACTTCCGGCACCATCGCTTTCAGTCGCTGCATCGCGCCGATCACTTGCGCGATTGCGTCGGACAGGTCGCCTTTATCGAACGTGATTACAATCTGCTCTTTAGCCATTGGTCTTCCTTTCTGTCAGCCGCGGTGCGGTGGCGGCATTTCTCGATCCCGTAGCCGCGCAAGCGGTGCAGCCACAGTGTCCCAGGGAGGGCTATCGTCTTCGTGGGTAGGCAAATCCTCGTCTGAAGCCCGAATCGCCTCTCCTGACCCCGGAATCGGGGGCGCTGGCGGCATTCCAACCGTCTTGGCTTCGTCCATGCTGCCATCTGCGCCTTCATGACGCCGTCCGGACACCTGGACTCCAGCCTTCAGGAGCGATGCGGTCTTAATCATCTTGGTCAGTTGCTCGGCTGAAGGTGCGACCATGTAGTACGTCACCATCATGCCGGTGAAGGCGATGATCCACTTGCACAGCGTCAGGAGCGCCGGGACGCCGAGCTTGGGTTCGACCAGGGCGACGTTGGCGAGTTGCGTGATCGCTCCCCACAGCATCCACAGGACGGCGATGGTCACGCCAAACACAAAGACCCGCCGCCAGAACCATGACGATTCGGGCAGCGGGTCTTGGAGATCGCTCACCATCGAAGGTGCAACATCAGCCATCGAATGAATCCTTCAGTCGTCCCATCGTGTGACGCAACTCGACAAGCTCCCTGGTGTTGTCGCGTATCGTTCCCATAAGCTCGCGCTGGCTCTCCACGAACATCAGCATCGTTGTCGAGTCCATGATCGAGCCGCCGATGACCTTGGACGTTGTGTTCGTATCATCAGGCATCATGGTCCTGATCTTCTTGACCGCCGACCAGATGGCGGCGATGGTGGCACCTACGGCCGCGAGAAAAACACCGATGTTGGTTATGATGGTTACTAAGTCAGGCGAATTGACTACGTTCGACACGGCGGCGTTCCTGTTTCAAATCCCGCCGCATCTTTTCCGCGAACACAGTATCAGTGGTTGCACGGTATGCGGACACGATGTCCATGACTACCAAGCCCCCATATACGATCAAGCCCATGTTGGGAACACCGGACTTCCAGAGTCCGATGCAAACTTGTGTCCACACGAACGCCGACGCGAAGCTCATGATGAGCCTGACAAGCGGCGTTCGGGTGTAAGCTCCGTTGACGAACAAGGCTCCCGCGCGGATCACCCCCAATATGATCGCAGTCAGCCCCCACAAGGCCGCGGGCGGGAAGTCACCGGCCATCGACGCCATGCCTGAAAGGACTTGCTGAGTCGCGCCCTGTGTGAACACTTCGGGGTGAAGGATCAGATAGGCTCCCCACGCAAAGGACAAGCCCGACATATACCATTCAGGCCACCGTGCCGGGAAGTGCTGCTTCAGAGAAACGATCAACATAAGTGGCGCCTCGCACGCTGGTCCAAGATGTTCGGAAGTAACTTCCTGCTTGAGCCGGGATGGTTAACCGATCACAAGCAGGAAGTCAAGCCGGTGGCCTAAGCCCTTGATTTAGTAGCCTAGCGCCAAGCTCATTGCGTCTTCAATCGCTTCGCGATCCGGATCAGACAAGTCGTCAGGAACGAAAACAAACTCGGTATAGTTCCCGGCGATGTGGTCGTTCGACCCGTTTGCTGCCCCGCCGATGGACGTGAACCCATTGGATAGTGTGGCGCCCCCGAAGTTCACTGTCCGATTACTACTGATCGTCTTGTCAACATACGGCGTGACCGTGTAGCTGCCCCCGAAAGCCGCTGCGGCGAGCCAGCTAAATATCTTCGGTGTGCTAAGCGCCGTGCCGGTCCCTCCGCTGCTATCCGCCGTCCCGTTCTGCATCAAAGAAGGGACGCTGGTGCTGAAGACATATCCGTAGGAGATCGTCGATCCGCCTGACAGTAGAGCGGCAATCACCGAACCCCACGTCGCGCCCCCTCCCGCGTTGTCGTTGGTCCGCATCCCGCCCAAGACAATGGTGTGAGGCGTGCTGAATATGTTGAACCCAAGACGGAGCCTGGTCTTTGTCGTGAAGCCTGTGCCGCCGAACATGATAGCGGGATTGCTGCCCGCCGTAGGCACGACTCCAGCCACGGCCAAGAGCGGCGGGGCGCCGAAAGCATTCTCGGCGTGCAGCCCGTTGGGAACCTGGTTAAACCAGCGCTCAACCACCACGTCGCTACCCGCGGCGAAGGTAGCCACTTCGGCTGGATCGAGCCACCCGCCGCCATCAGGGTAGAAGTCCATCAGCGCGTTGTCTGACGTGCGCTTGCCTCTGACCAGGGGGCCGGGGTACTCCGGCACCGTCTGACGAAGGCTGAAGATTCCCTTGATGCCTGAAACACCCCAAGCCGCATCGACATCGGACGTGCTATAGAAGACGGAACCCGTGGGCAGCAATTCGATTTGCACGAATCCGTCGCCCCCGTCTGCGCCACTGAAGGATTGCGAGCCGCGTGCGATAGGCGAACCGGGGTACGCCGGATCGCTCGATCCCGGTGCAGCGACGGAGCCGACATCGCCTGTCAAATTCTCGTTGACCGCGAGCGCCGTAGGTTCGACAAAACCCGACCCGCCACCGGCTCCCCGTCCGTCTCCATCGCCACCGCCGCCGCCGTAATAGCCACCGCCGCCACCGCCGCCGTCCGCGCCAGTGCTGAACCCTTGCGGACCCCCGTTGCCGCCGCGCTTGGTATTTCGCGATGCGTAGTCAACCGGCCCTGTGCCAGCCTCTGCGCCCCCGCCGCCAGGTCCGCCACCAGCGGTTTGCGTTCCGCCCCCGGAGGACCATCCGTTTACACCAGCGAGGCCGCCCCCGCCGCCACCGCTTCCTGCGTAGCCAGCCGAGCCGCCTCCACCGCCAGCTACCGCGGCGAGATCAGTATTCACAAACACGCGAGACGAGCCGCCGCCGCCGCCACCGGAAGTGTCGCCATAGGAGCCATAGCCCCCGTCAGGCCAGCCGCCAGGGTTATTCGCCGCCGCGCCGACCCACTGGCCGCCTTGGCCTACTTGCACCGTGAGAACATCTCCCGGCGTTACCGGGATCACGACATCGACGAAACCACCATTGCCCCCATATGTGCCGCCGCCATACTGGCCGCCCTGGCCGCCGCCGCCC